ATTAAACCTTACGGCAAAAGAAATTAATAGAGTTAGTGATTACTCAGAAAATATTCCTTTAATAGGGGAACAAAAAAAATTCGTATTAAAAACGAAAAGTCCTGAAGGGCCAACCCCTGATGTGGATGCGGCACCACCCGCACCAGCACCAGAAGCACCACCAACACCTGAACCCGCAATGGCAGCAGAACCCGCAATGGCGGCAGAACCCGCAATGGCGGCAGAACCCGCAATGGCGGCAGAACCTGCGGTAGGAGCGGAACCTGAAATGGGAATGGAACCTGCGGTAGGAGCGGAACCTGAAATGGGAATGGAAGAACCAGCAATGGGTGCAGAACCAGAGATGGAAGACCCTGAAATGGGTATGGAAGATGACGAAGATATGTCAGGACCTGTCGGATTAAAAACAATACAAAAACTAACAGGTAGGTTAAGTCAAAAAATCAGATCGTTTGATAAAGATAACGGTTTAGATTCTCAAGATATTAAATACGTCGTAAATTCAATTTTATCGGCAATTGATTTAACCAAATTAGACGATGAGGATAGAGACGATATTTTAGATAAATTAGAAGATTACGAAGCGTACGGTGAAGAAGGTGAGGGTGAATTAGATTTATCAGGAGAAGATATGGATGCAGAGCCTGAAATGGGTATGGAAGAACCAGTAATGGGTGGTGAACCAGGAATGGGAGAACCTGAAGGGGTTGAAATCCCACCTATGGCAGAATCAAAAGTAGAGAGAATACTTAGAGGGTATTTTAAAATATCTGAAAATGAAAAACCATTATTAGAAGAAAAAAGAAAAAAAGACTTTTTAAAAAGTAAAATGACTCAAATTAAAGTTAAGAATGAAATCAAACAATTAAGTGAGTCAAAAATACAAATGGAAGTTAGTTTAGAATTAATGAATGAAAACGCTAAATTTTTAGGTAAAACAAATAAAGAAAATTTAGTATTTGTTAAAAACGGTAAACAATTTAAAGTAACACCAAGAGGAAGAGTTATATGAATTTAGTATATGTAAATGAATTAGGACCAAACTATAAAGGTGATAACATATATGAGTTTATCTTTTCAGATTTGGATGATGTTTGGGGTGATGAGTGGGATGCTGAACCAGCATCAGGAAAACCATCTCCACCCGATGTTAATTACATAAAAAAAGTTGGGGTATTAAAAAACTCAGAAATCAATTTAAATTTAATACAAAATTCAGATTTCTTTGGTATGTACGACTCAATCGATGGTGTTATAGCTTTGGCTTGGGAAAGTTCAGATAGTGATGATATATTAATACACAAAAGAAAACGATTAGTTTTTCAATATGGTGAAAGTGAGGAAAGTGTTGAAAACAAAATATATGAAAGAGATATCGTATTAAAATGGGAAAAAAATTTAGTGCAAGATGAGAAATATGAATCCTAAAATAGTTAAACTACTTAATAAAGGGTTATCTATACATACCCTTGAGAGACTGTCTGAAGAACAGTTAAATGTTTTATATGCAAGGGTTTTGAATGAGCAAGCACCTCCAAACGAGGTAAAAAAAGTAACATCAACACAAACTACCGTTCCGCCGAATGGTTCTGCAAATGTACCTACAGGTGCGAAGGTAGAAAATAAAGGAGGGAAAACAATTATTACAACTACAGAAACCGAACTAGGTGAAGAAGAAAAAGAAATTGAAGAAAAATCAGTATCTAAACAACAACAAAAACTTATGGGTTTAGCACTTTCTGTTAAAAGGGGAGATACAGCAAAAACTAAAGTTTCTAAAAAAGTAAAAGACATGTCTAAAAGTATGTCAAAAAAAGATTTAGAAGATTTTGCGTCAACAAAACACAAAGGTTTACCTAAAAAAAAGGAAACAAAAGAAAATGAAGACGTTAAGAATCTTGAGGAAAGTATAATGAGGTTAGTTGAAAAACATCTTTATCCTGAAGTAACAAAAAAAGATTTACTAAATATAGTAAATAAAAGATAAAACTAATGAATGTCGTTAACAAAGGAACAAGCCTTATTGGAATATGCGAAGTGTATAAATGATACTCCATACGCACTAAAAACCTATTTACAAACTTACGACAACACACAATCGCAATACGTACCCTTAGAGTTATTTAATGATCAAGTTACCTTGGTTAAGGATTACGATACTTGTGAGGAAAATATCGCATTAAAATATCGACAAGCCGGAGTATCTACAGTAACATCCGCTTGGGCATCAAAAAGATTGGTTTTTGCCAACAAAAAGAAACCTGAAAAAATTCTAATTATTGCAAATAAAATGGATACTGCCGTTGAGATGGCAAATAAAGTCCGAGCGTTTGTTGACCAATGGCCAAAATGGTTAGGGGTTGGTTTCTCCAATGAGAAGAACGCACAAAGACATTTTAAATTAACCAACGGATGTGAGGTTAAAGCGGTTGCAACGTCAAAGGATGCCTTGCGTGGTTATACACCAACAATATTAATTTTTGATGAGGCTGCATACATCAACGCAGATGAGGATTTTTGGTCTGCTTGTATGGCTTCCCTATCTACAGGTGGTAAAGTGATTGTAATATCAACACCAAATGGTTTTGATCCAATATACTATTCAATCTACAGTCAAGCGGTTAAAGGTATAAATGATTTTAAAATTACTGAAATGTATTGGTTTAGGGATCCAAGATATTCAAAAGATTTAAAACTCATCAAATGTAATGATATCGTACACTATATGTTGAATCGGGCAGATTATAAAGACGAGGAAATAACATTAGATTATTCAAACATAAAAGTCTCCGATAGAGACTTTGAGGAAATAAAACAAAAAGTAGAATCGGGATATAAAGCGTATAGCTCTTGGTTTGAGTCTATGTCCAAAAAATTAAAATTTGATAAAAGAAGGATATCACAAGAGTTAGAATGTAACTTTTTAGGATCGGGGGATAATGTGATTCCGTCTGAAACAATGAAATCTATTAAAGAAAAACACATTAGAGAACCTGAAAATAAATTTATGGGTGGTGCTCTATGGCAATGGAAAGAACCTGTACAAGGTCATCGTTATATTATGGGTGTTGACGTTTCTAGAGGTGATAGTGAGGATTTTAGTACAATATCGGTTATTGATTTTGATGAGAGAGAACAAGTTTTAGAATATATAGGGAAAGTTCCTCCAGACATATTGGCGGAAATCGCATTCAAGTGGGGGAACTCCTACAACGCATTTATAGTTACCGATATCACTGGTGGTATGGGTGTATCAACCTCTAGAAAACTACAAGAACTCGGTTATAAGAGTTTATATGTTGATGGTGTTAATCCAGCAGACAAATGGAAATGGGATCCAAAAACTCAAGATAAAATACCGGGAATAAACTTTAACTCAAAACGGGTATTAATTGTTCAAGCGTTTGAGGAAGCATTAAGGTTTGATTTTTCATTAAAATCACAAAGACTATTTAACGAATTAAACACTTTTGTTTATGTAAATGGAAGACCCGATCATCAAAAAGGTCAACATGATGACTTAATTATGGCGATGGCTATTGCGATATATGTTGGTGAATCGTCGTTTGCACAGTTAGAAAAAGTGACAGAACAGACTAAAGCAATGTTGGATTCTTGGACTACAGATAAGAATACATTTGCGGATTCATCTATGAATTTTAATCCGGGAATACCAGCATCAACATATGGAAATAACGGTTATCAAAGAAATACGGTGACTAAAAGTGATTATGAAAAGTATTTATGGTTATTCGGGAATGGTAGAGTTTAATTTACTATTTAAGGAACTACATTTAAAATAAAAAATATGGCACAAAATAATTTAACGGTTTGGCAGAGATTAGGTAAAGTTTTCGGACCAAATTCTGCAATGGACCAAGAATCTCCAATTTTTAAGTTTGACAAAACCGAATTGTTAAAAACAACAAACAAACAAGAATATGAAAATGAAAAGTTACAGGCACAACAAACTATGTACATTGGAAAACAATGGCAGAAAGTTGAGAGTAACTTATACCAACAAGCGGTTTATTACGAACCAACAAGGTTAGCATCGTATTATGATTACGAATCTATGGAATATACTCCTGAAATTTCGGCAGCATTAGATGTTTATTCTGAAGAATCAACAACACCGGATAAGGATGGACACATTTTAAAAGTATATTCAGAATCAAAAAGAATTAAACAAGTTTTGGTTGATTTGTTTAACAACAAGTTAGATATTAATACTAACTTGGCTATGTGGACAAGAAACACATGTAAATTTGGTGATAATTTTGTTTATATAAAACTTGATCCAGAAAAGGGGATTGTTGGTTGTCAACAATTACCAAATATCCAAATAGAGCGTTTGGAAAAGGGAATGAGGTTTCAACCTGACAAATATTCACAAGAAATGGAGAACGATGCTTTGAAGTTTGTTTGGAAAGAAAAAAACATGGAATTTAATACGTGGGAAGTTGCTCACTTTAGAATTTTAGGGGATGATAGAAAATTACCTTATGGAACGTCTATGTTAGAAAAGGCTAGACGAATATGGAAACAATTATTACTCTCTGAAGATGCGATGATGATATATAGAGTTTCACGAGCACCTGAAAGAAGAGTATTTAAAGTATTTGTTGGTAATATGGATGATAAAGATGTTGATCCATATGTACAAAGAGTTGCAAGTAAATTTAAACGGGATCAAATCGCTGACCCACATACGGGTAATGTTGATATGAGATACAATCAGTTGGCGGTTGACCAAGATTACTTTATTCCTGTTAGGGATGCTGCGGCAACAAATCCAATAGAAACACTTCCTGGTGGTACAAATTTATCCGAGATTGCTGATATTGAGTATATACAGAAAAAACTTGTTACCGCACTTAGAATACCTAAAGCATATTTAGGGTTTGAAGAGGCGATAGGTGACGGTAAAAATTTATCGTTATTGGATATTAGATTTGCAAGAACAATCAATAGAATACAAAAATCGATGATTGCCGAATTAAATAAAATCGCAATAATCCATTTGTTTTTGTTAGGGTTTGAAGATGAGTTAACAAATTTCACTCTTTCATTACATAACCCATCTAAACAAGCCGATTTATTGGGTGTTGAGGTGTGGAAAGAAAAGATTTTACTATATAAAGATGCCGTTGCTGAAATACCAAACTCAGTTGCTGCCGTTTCTGCGTCATGGGCTAAAAAACATATTTTAGGGTTCTCAGATGAAGAGATTAGACTCGATTTACAACAACAAAGAATTGAGAGAGCGGTTTCTGCCGAATTAGGTAAAACTGCCGAGGTTATTACAAATACAGGGTTATTTGATAATATAGATAATCTATATGGTAAAAAACCGGGTGATGAACCCGCAACCGGAGGTGAAGCTGGCGGTGAAGCTGGCGGTGATGCAGGAGGTGCTGGTGATATGGGAGGAATGGATATGGGTGGAGGAGCTCCACCACCGGGAGACACCGGAGAACCACCGACAACAGAAAGATTGGTTAGAAATGATTTGAATTTGATCTTAGAAAGAAACCTTTTTAATGAAAATAATATGTTAGATTTGTCAAAAGGTAGAAACACTTTATTTGAAATTAATAACAAATTGAAAGATTTAATCGATAAGTGATATTTATAAATAAAACATTATGAACACTTTTGGT